GTGGTGATTCAAATAAAGCACTTCCATCTGCATTTTTACCTAACAAATATGTTGGTAAAATTAATAAATCATTTCCATTATATAATTCTAATCCAAGTGATTTTGCATATTCTCTTGCTACATCTTTTGATATACCTTCAGAAATTTTATCTACTCGTTTATTGATATCTGTAAATCTATCTACATAAGTCCATATTTCATCAAATTGTTGTCCAACCATATCCATAAATTCTAAGAATACATTATTTTGTGTATCTGCGTAAATGTGTTCTGGTAAAGAGTTTCTCAATGAGTTCATATTTTGTTGGTCATATGAAGAAGCACTTGTTATCATATTATTATACCAACTATTAGCTGCTGTACTACCTATTGCTGCTAATGTAAATGGTGATGATGAGTTAGTTTTTGGCCAAGATGTATCGTGAAATTGTCCGTCTGATGAAGTTACATAAGATGAACTTTCAAAATACATATAATGTTCAAACGGGTCAAATGAATTAATTACTCCTTGTCTTTCTTCTTCCATACTTTGAATTCTCGTTGTTGAACTTGAGATACTCAATAAAGAAGCACTATTAGTGTTTAAAGTTTCAATTGATTGTATTTTTTCTTTGAAGTTATAAAGTCTTGTTTCTGCATTTGAAAAGTGAACAAAGTTTCCAAAACCTGTATCATCATTCTCTATCGATAAGTCTGTTGTTGTTTTTTGATAATCAATATTTGGTTGAACATCTAATAAACTACCCGATACTAATATTCTTTCTATATCACGAGCGTCACTATCGTTTTCACTTGTTAATGAAGTGTGTGTTCCATAGTTTGTTCCTTGAAAATTAATCGGATTATCTATGGAATTTAAGTTAGGTAATCGTAAGAATATGCCGTCATTTTCTACTTCATTGAAAGGTTCTAACCTAACTCTATCACGATAATTAGGAAGTCTTTTTTCTACAAAAGAAAACTTTTCTCCAACTACTACATCATCTGTAAGTGGCTGCTTTGTTTTAATCGTTCTCTGTTTTCCATTAATACCTAATTTACTATTAGTAATTAAATAATATTGATTACCAACTTTAACATATGTTTTGTATCGTTCAATATTATTCTTTATATAATTAACTCTAAATCCTTTAAATTTATTTGCTACTTGGTCTTCACCTTTATGTTTGTAAAGATTTACTCCATCATTATAAGATAAATTAACACGAATACGATTGTTGTCCAACACTTCTTCTATCGTTGCTAAATAATCTCTTGGTGTTAATTGTGACTGAGCTATGTCTGACTTAACTACCTTTTCAATTGCTTTCTTTGTTGTTTTTGTTCCTTTTGTGGATACTTCGCCGTTTCCTTTGATAACTCCCTTTTCAGTTAAGTCAGAAATTATATCGTTGATACCAGCTGGCAAATTATCAGGATTGACGTTTGCGAATTGTTCTGCTCTTTCAGCTTGGTCTTGAACGGTTAATCCCGCATGCCCTAATCCATCATTGACTAATTCTGCTTTTGTTTCTTCCGATACATAAAATATTTCACCTGCCTCATCTGCTCCACTCTCAATGTGTTCTGCGAACTCATCTCGTAATGCTTGGATACTTGGTGGTGGGTCTTTCGGGTCAAATCCTGCGTCTTTAATTGGGTCAATAATTATTTGTCCACCTTTACCGATTTCTTCCAATACTACTCCACCTGGTCCAAGAATTTCTGTTACTCCATCAGGTCTAACAATTGTATCAGAACCTTTAAACTTAGGACCTGGTGTTCCTACTGCTGGCTTTGGTTCAGATACTTGTGGTCCTACTACTGCACCTGCGTCATCAGTTGGTGCAGCTACTTTTGGTTTACCTGTTCCGACTAATGTTCCTGCTAATCCACCTGGTTTTGTTGATGAGCCAGGACCTGTTGACTTCGGACTATCTGTTGATTTTTTAATCTTTAGTCTTGGTGGTGCCACAACTGGTGTTGATAGCTTTGGTTCAGGTACTTGTACAGTGCTTTGAACTGGTGCAGTTGGTTCATCCTTTGGTGTTTGTAAAGTTTGTTCAATGATTTCTTCTACCACTTCTTCTATTGGTAGTTCAGCTGGTGGCGGAAAACTTTCTATTGGTGGTCTTGGTGGTGATACTTCTTCTGGTGGTGATGTTTCATCTCCGCCTGAACCACCTTCTGTATTGGTTGGTTCTGATACTGAAAATGTTTCCGTGTTTTGTGGTGGTGTGGTAAATGTTTGTGGCGTTGTTGGTCGTGTTGCGATTGCAGCTGCAATATTCGCTGCCGCATTACCTGGTGCAGATGTATCTGTTGTAGATTGTTCTGACGGTGGTGTCGGTCTTGTCAATGTTGGTGTTGCTGGTGATGTTGCTTTTGCTCTCGCACCAGTAATGACTTGATTGTTTCTTACCTGTGGTTGTGCATTAGCACCCTCGGAAGAACCACCTCGGGCTCCTCTGTTCGCCATATCTGTATCTATAAATCCCTTTTTCATTACCTTTGCTCGTTTGCTCTTTCTTGTAATGCTCCGTCTGCCAATTCTCTTTCGATTGGGTCTGGGTCATTTAATAATATATCAATTAAATCTTCTGTATCTATATCAAGGAAATCTGTTGCTGCTCCACCTTCAAGTAGTTGTTGTAGAGTTCCATCATCTGTATTTTCAGGTTCTATATCACTATTGTCTGTATCTTCTTCACCTGTAATCTTAAACATATTCGGTATAACGATTAGTCCACCTACCATATTTTGAGTAAATCCCCTATCCATATCATCTATGTCGAATTCTAAAATGTGTGGTTTTTTTGAATCAAACTTTACCAATCCTGAATTTGCTTTTGAAATAGGTGTGTATTCAATCATCTCACCCATTTCCACAAAGTCATTTCTGTATTCTTGACCTTTAATGTTTTCATCTAATTCTAAAATAAATTCGGTTTTGTCTGGTGATGTTTCTACTAATGGATATTTATATTCTTTAATATATACTTCTTCTGGCAGTGAAGTGTCTTTATCTTCATTACCACCTTTGAAGAATTTTATTTCATTCCCAATAACTTTTCTTTGAACTTCACCATTAAATATATTACCATTTGCATCTACGAAAACAGTTCGTTCTCTACCGGCAAGTCTTCTTAAAAACTTGTAAACAACATCATATTCGCCGTCTTGAAATCCTAAATCTCTCAAATGTTGTCCGACATTAATGTCAATAAAGTCTCCATCATTTTCAAAACTAACTTCATTCAATGCTAAAACTTTTGTTACGATTAAATTACCATTGGTATCATAAACGTGTAACATCATAAAGTCATTTAGTTGGTCTCTACCGAAACTACTATAAACTTTAGAAGGTGCGAATAAATTATTTCGCTCTTGTTGTGTAAATGAATATTCTTGTGCCACTATTACCTATCCTTTATATATGGAAAACCTAATTGCAACCAGATTTGTTGTCCTCGTCTGGTATAGTATAATTGTTTATTAATTACATCATCATATGTAAACTTCTTTAAATCNTGTTTTAAAGAACGATAGTTGTGTCTACTACTACGACTACCACCTATCTTTTTCTTTTTTCCTTTTTTTGTAAACGTTTTAACGTTTATCTTATCTAGTCTAAATTCTTTCCAACCATTAGTATTTCTTGCACCACCCACTGGACCTTCAAGTTTAAAGAACTCATTAAGTTTGCTATGTAATTTATCTGTTGAAACTTCAGGTGTTAATTCTTCTGCAAAATATTCATTAACGACTTGGATTAAATAATCTCTCAACGTTAATGCAAACTCTACCTCTTCTGTTGTGGTTGTTGTATCTGTTGCTGTGGTTGTTGTTGTTGTGTCTTCTGTAATTGGTTGAAAATAATATGTAAATTCATTATCTAATTGACCTGTAAAAAAGAATTGTTTATTTTCTAAACGAACTGCTTCGTAATCTTCTTCTAATGAAATGCCAGGTGTTTCACTTTCAAATGAAACTAATATCCCATCCTTATCTCGTAGTGGTGTGTTTGCATTAGCCGAACCAGATATCTGTTGTTTCTTTTTTAAATCATCAATTTCATTTTGATATTCAAGTGTATCACCATTTACAATGTTACTATATAGTTGTGATTTTTTTGCTGCGTCACTTGGTAAATATGGCATTTTATCTTACCACTCTAAATTCATAGTTATCATCATAAAAGTTAATCTGTTCATCAGTCGTTCCACTGCCACTAACTACTTTAAGACAAAAACGATAATTCCTCTCTGCTTGTAATCCATCCATTTGTATGTTAAAGAAATTACTTGTACTATCACAACTAATCTTAGAACCACTACCGAATGGAATAATTACTTCTTCTGTTTCTGCGTCTCTAACTGAGTAGAAAGCAGATGCACTTGGCAAATATTTAACATCTAATTCACCTGGTGTTGTTGAAAAAGCAGTTGTTGGATATAATTCTCTACCAACTATTCTTAATTTTGTAATTGTTTTTTCTTTATATTCTGTTCTCAAGTTTTTAAAATAAACTTTTAATCTTTCNAANTCTGTTGAACTTAATGCCGATAAACTTCCTGTTGACCAACTTGAATCATCCCACTCCACTTCTAATTTAGGTGGATAGATTGTATGGGTTTCTCTTGAGAAATATTTTAGATTTCCTAAACGAGTTCCATCACCCTCTTGTCCTGTATTGAAATCAAAACTAGCTGTTGCGTGATTGTTTCCATATGAACCACTATCTTCTCGTTTAACAATAAACCCGTTGTTCGGGTAAATAGAACTTGAATAAATCCAATTCTTCACTAAGTCGGTTACATCTGCTCTAACATCTTTTTTATCAAATGTTAAATCGTATGAAGAACTAACTCCATATTCTTGACCAGAAGCGTAACTTGCTGTAAACCAAGCACCACCCTCAGTCAATACTGAACCTGTTACCCAAGGTGTTTTCGCATCGTGGTCTCTATATTGATAACTTACTCCGTCTGAAGTTACTGGGTCGTGGTCAAGTTTTCCTGTTCCTTGTTTCCAACTACCACTTACCATATAGATATGTAGTGATTGTTCTGCTTCAACTTCTTCTGAAGTTGCGTCAAATAAATTTAAATAATATTTTGCAGTTGAAGGTATTTTACTTTCTTGAATGGATTGTGAAATGTATGCTAAATCAAAATCAATCAATACTCTTGATACATTACCTACCGTACCATTATTGTTTACAACTTTATTAATTTCTAATATTTCATCTAGTCCAGTATTAATGGAAGCTGTTGTTCCACCTGAATAAATGCTCGCATCTCTTTTTCCAAATTCAAAATAATGCATTATCTATCTCCCACTACTTTACCCTCAATATCACTATTGGGAAATTTAAGTTCAAATATACTTGGGTCTAATGAAGGATATATAATTCCTTCTTGTGATGCTGATTTTAAATCATACACATTACCACTATACCCATTTGCAACCTTTGATTTGTTTTCAATTAATATCAAATCTTGATTTGGATTATTAACTTCTGGTGGAACAATGGATACTACTCCGTCCACTAATGAAATTTGATATGCCAAGTCACTTATGACAATCGGTTGATTGATTTGCCATTTGTCTGGTGCAAAGAATTGTTTTACTTTTTGTATTGCTCTAAACAATACATCATTTTTATTGTATCCTCGTTTCACAATGATATTAAACTTAACACCAACATTGATAACATATCCGTCTTTAATGTTGATTGCGTCTGTTAATATTCTATATTGTGAAAGATATATTTTTAAATTTTGTTTTACTGCTCTATTCAAAGCAACTAATTTTTTATCTGCGTTGTATCCTAATAAATACATATTCAATGCTAATGGATTAGATTTATCTGCAGTAATTGTTTGTATCACTCCGTCATTTATAGATAATTGCTTTTTTTCTAATTGTTCATCTTGAACAATATATGCCTTTGCGATGTTACCATATTTTTGTGGTAATGAATAAGCTCTCGTAATGTAGTCTGCTTTAGTAACTGCTCTGTTCTGTGCATTAAAGTATGCAGCTGCATTTTCTTTTATTTGAGTTAAAGTTTCTGTTGTGGAACCACCTGATGCTGGACTTTCATTTGTAATTGATATACTTTGTTCAGAAGTTTCTTTATCTGCTCCTGTTATTCCTTCGGTAGAAATTGTATATACTTTTCTACTAAACTTATTTATAGTGTTACTTGGAACATTATCTTCTACTCTTCCACCATAATTATAATTTACCGTAAGTGTTGTGTTGCTTGGTGCTAATCCAAATGTTTGTGTTTTCAAAAAATTACTCGGGTCAAATGCCTCATCTAATCTTGAAACACCCATACCTAAAGATGAACCAACATTATCTGGATTTGGAATTATTTCTTCATCTGCATTATCACTAACACCACTACCAAATCTTAATTCCATTTTATTATCATCACGAACATAAGTTGTAAATCGTCTTGATGATTTAATTAATTTTAATAAATATGGTGTATCCATTTCAAACTCAGCTAAATCAGGGTCAGTAAGTGTTGTGTTTTGTTCTGTTTCAAAAATTGTGTCTTGTGCTAAGAACGGAACTTGATAGAATGTATTTCCTTGACTATCCGTTACTGATATAATCTCAGTTACCTTTTCGTTTGATAAAACTATTTTATCAAATTCTTTTGCAGTTGTAAAACTAAAATCTTCTGATTCTCTTGTTCCTGATTGTGCTAATACTTTTTTAGTTAATCTGAAAAGTGCTGGTGTTGCTCCTGATGGTGGGTCTAATAATTCAACTTTCATTCTATCAAGTGAACTTGATGCTTTAAAATTAACATCATCCATTAATGTAAATTCTGTTCCGTTATTTGATGTTACGGTTGAGTTAGAACTTAATATTCCAGCGTAATCTAAATCTGCTTGATAATTAGAACCAACAACTTTCGCTGGAACCTCAACACTAACGGTCAATTGAACCAATGATGGTGTTGCTAATTTTGGCTTGTATCCATATGATTGAGCAATCGCTAATACATTCTTTCTTTCTTCTGCATAATGTAATAGTGTTTCTCTAAATTGATTGTCAACATAATAATTTAATACATCACCCACATACGATGCCATTTCAACAAACATCATTCCTGGTGATGCTTCATTGAAATCATTGTATTGATTCGGAAAGTATGTTTTAGCAAACTCAATTAGATTTGCTCGTATGTCTGTAAAATCTCTACCGAGATAATTTACTTCCTTACTGATTAACTTTTTATTTGTTCCATAATCTGGCATTCTTATTCTCCAATTCTAAAATCAAAATTTAATACTTCAATGGCATCGGGATTTAATGGAACCGAATATTCAATTGAAATACTAACTGTGTTATCTTGTTGTGTGGTGAAAACATTAATTATATTAATGTATGCTAAATATTTATCAGCTGATGAACGGATGGTTTCTTCTATTCTGTTTGGAATATCTTGTCCTTGTTCAAATACGATAAACTTTAATCGTGAACCAAATTCTGGCTGCATTATTCTTTCACCGGGTGTGGTTAATAACAAGTTTCGTAAGTTTGCTTTAGCTTGTTGTAATACAGTTTTTGTCTTATAGAAAAATCCCTCTGAACTATATCCCAATGGAAATTCTATTCCGACATACTTGTCATCATTTCTATCTATTTCTCTTACACTTCTTGCCATTATTTATTAAGGTCTAAAACCACCCTCACCTGTTTTCTTTTTATCTATTGCTTTCATTAGTCCAGAATAATCACGAGTTAAAGCATCTTGAACACCCGTTGGAACTTGGTCTACTGAAACACCTTGTTTCTTGATTGTATCTACTGCTGCCATCTCTCG